TTTGCTGGAGTATTAATCGAAGGTGCTGTAATTTCTTATGAAAGCAATCTTGCTACAGGCGGTATAGGAGCTAGATACTTAGGTATTGGTTCTAGTATTCAATATAGAGAAGATAGCGTAGCAGTAACTTTACGCATGGTGTCAGTAGCTACAGGAGAGATTCTGATAGAAGTAATGACTGAAAAAACTATATTTAGTTATGGTAAATCAGAAGATGTATTTAGATTTATTGAAATGGGAACAGAACTTGTAGAAATTGAGTTAGGTAATTCTCGCAATGAATCAACAACAATAGCACTTATGAAATCTATAGAAAGTGCTGTGTTAGAATTAATTAATGTCGGTTACGACAGGAGTTTTTGGAAATATGAAGAAATTAAAATTAATGAGCCTAATTGTGATGCTGACTGCATCGACAATATACGCGGCTGATAACGAAATATATGTAGACCAGTCTGGTACTGGTGCCAATATAGATTTAGAACAATTAGGTATATCTAATATTATTGGTGGTCTTAATTCAACAGCAGGTAATCTCACAGCTTTTGATTTAGATGGTAATACTATGACACTTGATATCAACATGATTGGTGCTACTAATAAGTTCTTAGGAGATATTTTTGCAGATAACTTTACAGGTTTATACAACTTTACTGGTGGTACTAATACTTTTACTATTCAAGTAGACCCAACAGATACATATAGTTCAGATGGTACTGACCAAAATGTAGCTGTAACAGGTAGTGGAAACACATTCACTTTAAATCAAGGAACTACTGCAATAGCAGCTTCTCTTAATCTTGACTGGATTATTCAAGGTTCTAACAATACAGTAACATCAAACATAAATATTGATGGTGCTACGAACTACATGGATATAGATGGTTCTGATAATACAGTTAATTATACAGGTACTGGTGTTAATGCTTCAGCAGGTGGATATTTTTATTTAGACCATACAGGCGGTTCAAGAACTTTCAATATTCAACAACTGAGTACCCAAGATAATGACTGGCTCAAAATTATGTCAATCTCTGGCACTTCTGCTTCTACTGTTTGTGTCGTTCAAAACGACCAAGGTACAAGCACAAGCTGTTGATATTGGAGACATTTCTGAGCTAAATGGTTCGGCACAAATAGTAAGAAACAAGCCACTAGATGCTACCCTAGAATTCGCTATACAAAGCAATGATGAAGCTATTACATCTAATGGCAGAATGGCTATTACATTCCTTGATGATTCTACAGTCAAACTTACTGAACATTCACAACTTATTATAGATGAATATATCTATGACCCTGACCCATCAAAATCTAAGATGGCACTTACCTTTGGCCTTGGAACAGCCAGGTTCATTACAGGTAACTTAAACCGAATAGACAAACAAAATATACAGCTTAAAACACCTACAGCTAATATAGCTATAAGAGGTACAGATTTTACAGCTACAGTGGATGAGTTAGGTCGTAGTCTTATTATATTACTACCAGATGCACTTGGTCTGTCTAGTGGAGAAATATTAGTAACTACCGCTATGGGTACCGTTACTCTCAATAAACCATATCAAGCTACAACGGTATCAGTCTTTGAATCAAAGCCAAGTAATCCAGTTATTTTAGATTTAACTTTGGATGTTATAGATAACATGCTAATCGTTACACCACCTAAAAAAGAAGAGTCTGTTCAAGAAGAAGTATCTACCAAAAAACAAGAAAATATTTTAGATTTTAATGATTTAGATATAGATTATCTTGCAAAGGATTTTCTTGCTTCGGATGACTTAGAGTTTACAGAGCTAGATATTAATTATCTTGATGTTAATTACTTAGAAGATTTATTAAATGTTTTAGATGCTCTTGCTATAGCAGAAGATGAAGATGCTTTAGCTCAAGCAACTAGCACTCAAATATCTGGAACTCTTTTAGGTAAAGACCCAGACACTCAAATAACTACTATTATTGCAGGTCAAATTATTAGTTTAAGAAGAAGTGTAAACGAAACAGTACAATTAGATTTAAACAGCAACGACTCCTATACAGTCATCTTTATACAAGATGGTATTTCTAATATAATAAAAGTGAATGGAGGAAGTGAAAGTACAATTACTATCACTCAAAGTGATTAATGAAACGACTATTATTACCTATACTTATAATACTTTCTTTGCCATTAATATTTCAAAGCACACCTACAGAAATACTTAAGTTAAAAATATTTGATACATTTGTAACAACGCCAGAACCTTCTGGTAATTTTGTAATTCTTAATATAACCGAAGAAGATATTGCAAATGAGGGGGGCTGGCCTTTACCAAGAAGAACACTTGCGCAAATACAAGTCGACCTTATTAATCAAGGAGCTATTGGAGTTGGTTGGGTAATAAGTTTTCCTCAAGCAGATAGAATGGGTGGTGATGAAACCTTTGCTACAACCCTTGGATATGCTCCATCTGTTTTAGCAATGTTTGAAACTCCTAACGCTAAATACCCAAAAACGATTGGAACAGTTATTAAGGGAGACAATCCTGGAGGAATTTTAAGTCAAGGCGTAGTACAAAATATTCAAATTTTGCAAGACAAGTCATCTCAAGGAATTGCAACTGCACCCACCGATATAGATAACTTAGTTAGAAGAATACCATTATTATTAAAAACTCCAGATGGATATGTTCCTGCTTTTGGTACAGAAGTATTAAAAGCATTAACAGGAGCAAAGACTTACATTATCACTACAAATGATAATGGTATACAAGAAATATCAGTTAGAGGAATACCTCCAATCAAAACAGATAGCCTTGGTCGTAAATGGATAAGCTGGGTAGATACCCCACAAACTAATTTACAAGAAATGAATGTTGAAGGTAAGTTTGTTTTTGTTGGCGTAACTGCTAATGGAATTATGCCTCAAGTTGCAACTCCGTCTGGATTATTAGAGCCACATAAAATTCAAGCAGCATTATCTGAGTCAATTCTTATAGAAAACTCTCCAATAATTCCAGACTTTGCTTTAGCTCTGGAAATTTTAATTTTTGGAATTTTTGTCACTCTGACATGGCTTGTAATTAATTATCTTGGTATAACTAAGGGCATAAGTATAGCTGTAATTTTACTGTTAACTACGGCCTTCTCAGGCTTTTTTAGCATTCAAAAGGGCTATTTAATAGATTTTTCTTGGACTTTTGTATCTCAGTTCATAACTGCAGCTGTTGCCTTCTATATAAACTTTAGAAAACAGTTTAAATTGCGTCAACAAATTAAAAAACAATTTGAACATTACCTTGACCCAAGACAAGTTAAACAATTACAAAAAAATCCTGAACTTTTAAAACTTGGCGGAGAAAAAAGAATTTGTACTTTTTTATTTACAGATGTCAGGGGCTTTACAAATTTATCTGAAAAACTAAAACCAGAAGAAGTAACTGACATAATGAACAAAGTTCTTACCGTACAAGTAGAATGTATCCAGGCACATGGAGGTATGGTTGATAAATTTATAGGAGACGCATGTATGGCCATCTTTAACGCTCCTCTAGATTTAGATGAACATGAACAACGTGCCGTTGCCTGCGCTAGAGATATGAGAACAGCAATTCGCATGTTACAAAAAGAATTACCAGAACCAATTGCAATAGGTATAGGTGTAAATACAGGAGAAGCTATAATTGGCAATATGGGTTCAAATACAAGATTTGATTATTCTGCAATTGGAGATGCTGTTAATACCGCAGCAAGGCTTGAGTCAGCTACCAAAGAAGCAGGTGTTGATTTGTTGATTGGAGAGTCTACTCGCAAAAAAGTACCTGACGCTACGTTTTGTAAAAAAATGTATGTAAAAGGAAAGAAAAAAGCTTTGAAAGTGTATACTATTTAAGATGAGCAAAGTGTTGATAGGAATTATAGTAGTAATGAGCTTGGCAACTTATATTCTTTGGAATCAAAATTCCAAATTATATGCTCTTAACCAAGCATTTGAAATAAGGAACCAGGAACAACGATTGGCTATAGAATCATTGCAAAATGATTTTACCTTGCAAACAGATAGTTTATTAGAAATTCAAAGTCGTAATCAAGAAATACAACAAGAGATGTCAAGGTATCTTGATATATTTAAACGTCACGATTTAACTAGATTAGCAGCAGCTAAACCTGGACTAATAGAACCAAGAGTAAATAAAGGAACTAAAGATGTATTTGATAGCATTGAAGAAGATAGTCGTAACATCGACAGTCTTGATGATGGCTTGCAGTTGCAGTCTGATACCAAGTAAACAACAGGTTGAAGTAATATCTAAACCTGTAGAAAGAACTATAGTGCAGCCTATAATGCCAAGGGAAATAGATTTAAAAGACCCCTATTGGTATGTAGTATCAAATAAAAACATTGATGAATTTTTAGTACAAGTAGAAAAAGACCAAGGGCAGATGGTATTTGTGGCTATGTCAGTAACAGATTACGAGCTTATGGCTTACAACATGCAAGAATTAAAACGATATATTAATGAACTTACAGAAGTTGTTGTTTATTATAGAAAAGTAACAGTTAGCAAAAAAGATAATTAATCTGTTAAAATCAAGAAACCATTAATATTCAAGGGAGGATAATATGGGAATGATAGGAGAATGGTTAGGAATAGTGACTGGTGTTGTTTGCGCAGCATCTATTATTTGTTCGGTTACACCAACCCCAAAAGATGATGCATTAATAGGAAAGCTTTACAAAATTCTAGAAATTGCAGCATTAAATATAGGTAAAGCAAAGGAGAAGTAGATGGCTAAAGCACCAGATGCTTTTGTTTACAACGCAACCTTAGAGCGAATAGTCGATGGGGACACCTTTGATTGTTCGCTTGACCTTGGTTTCGACGTGAAGCTACATAAGCAAAGAGTACGCCTTCACGGTATTGATACTCCAGAATCACGCACCAGAGATTTAGCAGAAAAAAAACTAGGTCTTGCAGCAAAAGAAAGATTAAAAGAACTTTGCAAGGGTAAATTTAAAATTAAATCATTAGGAAAAGGTAAATATGGCAGAATACTTGGCATCCCTTATACAGAAGATGGCAAAGATATTTGCCAAATGCTCATCAAAGAAGGCCACGCAGTTGAATACCACGGCGGCAAAAAAGCAAAAGTATGGGGAGATTATTAACATGAATATATCTCAAGAAGGTTTATCTCTTATTAAAAAGTTTGAAGGTTGCGAGCTTGAAGCATATAAATGTGCAGCAGGAGTTTTAACAATAGGATATGGCTCTACCAAAGGCGTTAAAGAAGGCGATACTATTACTCAAGAAGAAGCAGATAAGTTACTTTTACATGAAATGGAAGAGTATGAAGGTTATATAAAAGATGCAGTAAATGTCGATTTACACCAAAATCAATTTGATGCTTTAGTTAGTTGGGTGTTTAACTTAGGTCCAGCTAATTTAAAAGCATCTACTATGTTAAAAGTTTTAAACAATAAAGAATATGATGACGTTCCAGCCCAAATAAAACGATGGAATAAAGCAGGTGGTAAGGTTTTACAAGGACTTATCAGAAGAAGAGAAGCAGAAGCCCTTTTGTTTGAAGGCAAAGAATGGCATGAGGTATAACTAATGCCTCTTAGCAAGATTTTATTTAAGCCAGGTATCAACAGAGAAGGTACTGAATATGACAATACAGGCGGTTGGTTTGACGTAAATCTTGTACGTTTTAGAAAAGGTAGACCAGAAAAGTTTGGCGGTTGGTCAAAAGATAGTTCAAATACTTATTTAGGAACTGCCAGAGCTTTACATGCCTGGACTTCTCTAGGAGGTACAAAGTATTTAGGATTAGGAACTACTTGGAAATATTATATTAGAGAAGGAGACAGTTACTCAGATGTTACCCCCATACGAAAGACTACAACTAATGGCGTTGTTTTTTCTGCTACTAATGGCAGCAGTATTATAACCGCAACTGATAATGGCCATGGAGCTGTTACAAATGATTTTGTTACCTTTACAGACGCTGTAAGTCTAGGCGGATTAATAACGGCAGAAGTTTTAAACCAAGAATATCAAATAGCTTCAGTTACTACGAATACATACACTTTTGTAGCTAAAGATACCTCTGGTAACGAAGTTACAGCAAATGGTTCTGATACTGGAAATGGAGGTTCTGGAGTAGACGGAATCTATCAAATTAATGTAGGTTTAGATGTTTATATTACTGGTACTGGTTGGAGTTCTGGTACTTGGGGTGAAGGAACTTTTGGTTCTACAACAGCTTTATCTGCTACTAATCAGTTAAGACTTTGGACACATGACCACTTTGGTGAAAACCTTATAATAAATCCTAGAGCTGGCGGTATATATAGATGGGTAGAAAATGATGGTCTTACAACAAGAGCTGTAGACCTTTCTACTGTATCTGGAGCCAATCTAGTACCAACAGTAGGCTTACAAGTTATTACCTCCGAGAAAGATAGGCATTTAATTGTATTGGGTTCAGACCCAGTATCAGGTGGAGCAAGGACAGGCGTTATAGACCCGATGCTTATATCATTTAGCGACCAAGAAAATGACTTGGAGTTCCAACCTTTAATTACCAATACTGCTGGAGACTTAAGACTTTCATCTGGTTCTTCTATTATTGGGGCTACAAAATCTAGACAGGAAATACTTATATGGACTGATACTGCTTTATACAGTATGCAGTTTGTTGGCCCACCTTTTACATTTGCA